AAATTAAAAATCAATGTTGATATTCAAGGTCTTGGAGCAAGCGTTCCTACTAATAATTTATCAGGATGGTTTGATTATCACCCAGTAAATGCTATAGGTATGCGACTTTGGTATTCTAAAGAAGCTACATCTGGTGGGGATTTATTGCCAGAAGAGGTATATGGATTAGCTGAGATATATTTTGATGAGCAAGGAAAAGGTGGATTGAGGAAAATAATGAATAGCACTAGCTCTCATTGGGTAAAACAAGGTTCTACTGATAGCCACGTTACTGCTGCTATAGGAATTATATCGCCTCCTCAAATG